GTTCAACTAACTTAGATTTGAAGTTACGGATAATCATCGTATGGTCGCTTTCCGCATCTAGGGATAGATCAATCAAAGTGACGGTCACAGTATCCTTTTTGCTGTAATCTTTGAGCTTCTTTGCCCAGGAAGAAGAAACATCAAAAGAGACTGAAACATGGAGACGATCATATCGTGTTACCGATACATTCAATCCCCCAGCCTCAGTCTCATATTGATTTTCTATTGTATCCGAGTCCTCCGCATAAGAAGTAGGGTTAGGTATTTGAACGTCATCAAATTTGAGATACTTATCCAGCATTTATCTACCTCCTGATCTGTAATTGACTCTCTGTGATGCTTTGACAACCAAGGTGTCAATATGTTCATTCCCGATGTAGACCGGAATTGTGATATCACCAGTGCTGCCGGCACCCGTAAGAGCAGAAGCAATTGCAGCAGTGATACTGCCCGTTTGAGCAGCTACCGCATTCTGAATCATAGATGATAAGGAACCAACACCAACCACAGCTTCTGGTCCTGCTTCTCCACCTGCTAGTAACTGACCACCTTGTGCTCCGAAGATGGTAGGGCTGCTTAATATCATGCCATCTCCCATTGCCTTCTTATACCAGTCGATCCCAATGTGTGGAATTGATGGTGGATCAAGCGAGAAGCTTCCCTCAATAGAAAAATGAGGAAGTTTGATATCAGGCAAATGCCAATCAAAGTTAAAGAAACCCTTGATCGCATCGATTGCATTGGAAACGCCATCTCTAGCTGCGCTCATTTTGTCGCTGAATGCACCTTTGATATTTTCCATGATGGAGGAAGCCGTATCGTGGGCGGCAGACAAATTGTCTGAGAAGGATTGCTTCACGTTATCCAGTCCATTTCCTACATTGGTCTTGATATTGTCGATTGAATTACCGACACCTGTTTTGATGTTATCCCAGATGGTTCCCGCATTTGCCTTCATCGTGTTCCAACCATCCGACCATTTCTGGCCAATATCTGAGAAGAAGTTCGGCAATGTTTGCGTGAAGAAATCGCCAACGGCAGTCCAGGCAGTCTGAATGCCATCACAGAAGCCAGACCACACTCCCTTAAACCAATCGGTAATGGCACCCCAGTTCTTCACGATGGCAATAATGGCCACAACTGCCGCGATAATAGCCGCGATGATGCCGATGATTGGTAGAAGTGGAATAGATGCCGCACCGACTGCTGCACCGGTTGCTGTGGCCGCTGTTCCGGCCGCTGTGGTGGCTGCAGTACCAATGCCCAAGAAGGTCGTCAAACTTCCAATAGCACTGGTGATTGTTCCGACTGCGCTGATAATCTTGCCACCAGTTACAAGGAGCGGACCAATGGTCGCTGCAAGTAAGGCAATCTTGATGATCGTATTCTGCACTGGTTCTGGGATACTGTTCCAGATCTCAGAGAAAGTCTTCAAAGCTCCTGAAATATCCTTCAATACCGGTGCCAAGACAGTCGCTAATGAGTTGCCGATATCCGCTCCTGTTTCCTTCAGGCTATTCATGCTCATCTCGAACTGGTCGATTGGATCTAAGGTCTCATTGAACGTATTCTCTACACTGCCAGAAAAGTCACCTAAAGAACCAGATAAGTTCTCCAGATTCAGTTTCCCAGTGGATGCAGCATTGTAGATTGCAGCACCCGCTTTACTACCAAAAAGATCGTAGGCAGCCTGTAACTTTTCTGTCTCCGATCCGTTACCCTTCATAGTTTCTGAGAATTTACCTATTGCCTGGTCTAATGTCTGCCCATCCTTGGTTGCCTTCTTCATCGCTGTTTTCAAACCCATCATTGCAGCTGAAGTATCCAAACCAGACATCTCGACCATGCCCATGAAGCCGGCAGCCTGTTGTGAGTTCAGACCCATTTCTTTGAGCTGGACTGCATTCAATTGCAGAGCACCTGCAAGTGTATCCATGTTGATACCCGTTGCCTGTCCTGTTGCGTTGAGGGCATCCAACAGATCTCCGGCATTTGAACTATCCTGACCAAATGCATTCAAGACAGCAGAAACGTTATCTACGGAGGTTGATACATCCGTATTATTGAGTTGCGAGAATTTGATGAACTGACCAGATAATTTGCTCAAGGCATCTCCTGTCAGTTTGAATCTTGTATTCACCTCACCAACTGCAGCGCCAGCAGTTTGAAAATCCGTTGGAATGCTGGTAGCCAGATCTTTAACGATCTGATTCATACTATCCAGTGCTGCACCACTGGCACCAGTCTTTGCCTCAACGGTATCCAAGCCGTCATCGACTTCTTTGAATGCGGCCAATGAAGCTGTCCCAATAGCAGCAATAGGAGCTGTTATATTTGTAGATAGAGTGCCTCCAACACCGCTGATCTTTCCACCAACTTCCTGCATCTTTGAACCGGCTTGTTTCAGTGTTGCAGCAATACTAGAATCTGTGGTCTTGCATTCCTTCTCCAGATTCTTCAGTTCCTGTTCTGTAGCAACGATCTCACGCTGCCATGCATCATACTGCTGCTGGGTGACTGATCCACTCTTCAGACCTGCATCCATCTGGTCCTGCACTGACTTCAGATCATTCAGCTTTTTCTTTGTCTCATCCACTGACTGACCAAGCAGTTTGAACTTCTGTTCAATCAGAGTGGAGTTTGTTGGATCAAGCTTCAGCAGTTTATTGACATCCTTTAGCTGTGACTGAGTATTCTTTATTTCCTGATTAACTCCAGCTAGAGCTTTTGAGAGGCCAGTGGTATCGCCGCCGATTTCTACAGTTATTCCTTTAATTCGATCTGCCACGATGACCGCCTCCTTTCCGAGTACGAAAAAAGCACCTCCACATCTCTGTGAAAGTGCTTGATGATGAACATTCAATTTTTACAACACCTCTATAAATCGGGATTTAACAATGCGATTTTTTAAGTTTTGGCGCATAAAATCCGAACGACATCCTTCCGATGGCTTTGCGAAATTTTTTCGGTGTAAACTCATTTGTGGACAAGACTAAATAGCTGTCCTTACCTTCCGTTATTCGATATCCTGTTTTATGAAATCCATTTTTCTCATAAAAACGAATTCTACGCAACCGTTGCTCATTGTTTTCAGCATTTTCATTCGGAGGTTCAACATTCAAAATAATGCATCTGTTGCCGTAATAGGCTTTTGCCCATTGAATGATACCACTTCCGTATCCGGAAGAACGCACTTGGTCATTGACAACAAGATAAAGGACAAACACGGCATCTTTTGTGCAAAAATTCAACATTACACCCGCAAAAATACCTTGATCGTAAAACACCAGAAAATCATTTCCGGGAACGATTCCCCAAAGTCTAATGAGCCAGAACGGGTACTTTTCATTTTCGGGGAAGGAGCGATCTATTAAGTTAATAATCGCATCATACTCCTTCAATGACTTATTTACAGTCTTAACCATCAATTCATTCATATTGTTACAGTTCCTCTATTTCAATGCATGCGCATTGATTAATACTAGTGCTCTGCCAAGTTCAAATTAATTTTAAATCGTCCCAACAAATTCGGATTTGTATTGCTAAGACCATGATACCACAACCCCTGTCAGAACCGATCCATCATATCCTGTGTAGCTACCTCAGAATAGTCGTAGCTGTCATTTCCCATCTCTGTATACATATCATTAACGGTTCCAATGGTCAGAAGATCCAGATCACGAATCGACAGACCGAGTTGAACACACCGTAACAAGAACAGCGGTGTTGTTATTTCTCGATCTGTTTTATGAAGTTTTTTTTAGACTCGACCTGTTGCTCAACATTCAAGCCCCATAGAGAGATGATCTGTGGCAGCACTTCATAGATTGAGAAGGTATTGAACTGATCCAGCCATTCATCAGGTGTCTTGGCCACATTCTCTTGATCTGCGTGCTTTGCCATCAGCCAGGCAATGTTCTCGAAAAGTTCCAAGCTGAAGGAATCCAGATCACCATCTTCCTTTTCACTCTTATCAATGCTCTTCTCAAGTACAGAGAGATCTTTATAGATATCCCTGTGAAACTGATTTCTGTATAATCTTGGGATTGCTGCGGAAGCCCGGAATGTTACTGGAATTCCATCAATCTCAATTGTTTTTGTGACTGCCATTTCTTTATCCTCCTAAAAAAGAAGCAAGCAGGGAAGTGACTCCCTGCCTGCATATCGTTTATGCTCCGGTTGTTGTATCACCGGAAGTTGTCGTTGTTGGAGCCTTTGGTTCATATACAGCCTTATACCAATCGTTATAGATGGCTTCGGTTGTATTTGTACCTGTCTTGACCTTCACGACACCGCTTGGAAGTGGAGACACAGTAAGAGACAGTTTCTCGGTCTTCACTGAAGTCTTGTCCTCCTTGGTATCACCCTCCATAGAAGGTCTCGTTGCACTGCAGTAATACAGGCAATGCCGTATCTTTCTCTGGTCACCAGTGAACTCAAATAGCAACGCAAAGTGTGCAGGCTCTACATCCTTATTTTCAACCAGCACACCATTGGCATCCTCGATTTCCTTCAGAATATCCTTCAAAAAATCTTCCGTTACCAGTGCCAGTTCCAAATCGCCAGAGTAACCATTGTTATTACTAATCATGTAGTATACAGAATCATCGGCGTAAAACGGTTCATTCTCGCCTTCTGCATCCAGTGCTAAGCTCACCGAACCCGGCAGGCTTTTTGGTGTTCCATAAGTGATCGTTCCATCTTCAGCCATTGTCGTAGTTGCATAGTGACAATTCTTCAGACCAAATTTCACCTTATTCTTTGTATTAGTCATTTCCATGACCTCCTTATATTTCTGTTTGATAAAGCACTTCGTACATCTTTTCGGAATCGATCCAGGTCTCCGTCTTTTCATAGGCGACCTCATGAGCTGCTAAGACATCTTCGATCTGGTTTTCAATTACTGGGTCCTTCTTATCGGTGTAGAGTTCAATGTTCAACTCATTCAATTTGTAGTAGACCTGGTTATCCGCGAACATGTTGTCAGTGCCTGGAAAGAGAAAAACTAAAAAAGGAGGATCAGGCGATTCTCCTTCTGCAAAATGGTCATAGGCAAACGGCAAATTACACTCCGTTAACATGGCCATCACATCCTCGTATTTCATTTCAACTTCTCCTCGATTGCCTTGATAAGGTCCTGCTCTCCTTTTTCTGCAGCAGGGGCGATGTGTGGCTTGCCTGCCACCCTGCCGCCACCACGTTTTGCATGGCCAAATTCCAATAAATGGGTCAGCTGATAACGATTGCTTGAATGGACGAGAACATCTAGGCTGTTTGCATTCTCACGTATTTTCTTGATTTTCCAGCTCTTTTTATAGCGGCCAGTAAGGACGGGTGCAGAACCTTCGATATCTGACTTTATCGACTTTGCAGTATCTTTGACCGCATCCTTCATATCATCCGTAGCGAGATTTGCGTACTTCTCCAGCTCTTTCATAATGACGTCGTCCATGTTATCAA